ATTATTAATACCATTTTGACTAGTAAGGGTATAAGTTCCTCCTGTAGCTCCTGTACCCATAGTTACAGTATAGCTACCTGAAAGATTGCTTTGTTGCCCTGTATCAATAGTAACTACATTATTTAATCTTGTAGCAACTACTCCTGTTAATCCTGCAGCATTAATAGTGTCCTTAAGCTGTTCTGCAGCAGAAGTATTAGTTGTAGTGTTAGCTGTATACACCCCAAATATAGGAGTTGGAAAAGTACCTACATTAGTAGTGTCTAAGTCTACTAAAAATGAAGTTCCTAATTGTGAAGTTAAATTAAAGTTACTAGAAGAATCAGAATTAATAGTTGCACTAGCTCCAGCATTAAGTGTTGTTCCTGATACAGTTATTTTTCCAGGACTATTATTTACAAAATCATAATTCTTAGGACCATCGGTATAATTAAATTGAAAAGATGCACTAGAAGTGCTTGGCTGATAAGAATTAAAATAAAATTCTACGTCACAATCATTCAAGTCATAAAGAAATCCAATATTGGTTTCTACTGCAGACGCTCCTGATGCAACCGAAGTAGAATTAGGATCTCCAGGATTGCTAGTATAACGAGAAGCTTTAGCATCTCCATCAGTTTGATTATCTCTAGTTATTGCTAAAGTATAATAGTGAGTCCCTGTAAGAAAACTACCCGATGCAGTTGTTTTATGTTTACCTGTTACTTTAAGCGTAAAATAATAAGGGTTTTGAGTATAACTACTATATCCTGCAGTCCAACGCCAGCCTAATTTATTAGTATATATTCCTTGTGTTTTACAAAAGTCTACACTTTCATCAGTTTCTCTAACATGGGAAGTACCCCAGCTATCTTGATTTCCATAAAATGTTCTATTATGCCAAGGATAACTAAAAGAAGTCTGATTATCACCTGTTAAAGTAATTGTTCCGATAGAAGGAGAACCTCCTGTTCCTCGAATAGAAGTATAAGTTATTGTTTTATCAGAGGCAGGAGCAGTAACTGCTAATCCTGTAGCTCCTCCAAAAGAAGAAGCCGATGAACCATAAGCTACAGCACTTACTGTTTTTGAAATTACGGTAGAATTTCCTGTAACAATAGGAGTCCATTCACTTGTAGTAATATCATTTAGAGTAATTGTATATACTTCATTTTGATCGCCTACAACATTACTCCGTGTTCCAGAATAAGTTGTTTGCTGCACATCAGTTACTCCTCCTGTAAGAGTTGCACCTGATATAGCAATATTTTGAACTTCTTGAGTTCCTGGCGTATTTGTACCTGTTACTCCTGTAACTTCAAAGGTATAAGTTTGAGTATCTACCCCACCCCCTGTAACAGGCCCAAGATTAATGTCTCTTAGATTAGGCAAGCTTCGTTTAGACCAAAGGTTATGACGATAGTTCCACACTAAAGCATAATCTAGGGTTTCAGTAGTGTTATTATTACTACGGTAACAAATCCATAGCTCATCATAAGTAGGATTTCTAACAATACGAGTTAAATCAGTTGATGAACCATGTACATCACCATAATAATAGCGTCTTACTCGCCCATCAGAAATAGATTTAATTGAGCTAGGGTGTCCTTCAAAAGAATAAATATCATTAGATCCTAGTACAATATGACGTCCATCATATTCATAAACAGAATCTTGATTAATTGCACCGTACTGATCAGACAGTCTAATCTCACTAAGCCCAATGTTAGTTACATTTAGCTGAGAAATAGAGTTAGCTGTATAAACAATAACCTTACCTTGTAGTGGCTTCATAGCTTTAATTTCGCCAGTATCAGCAATAGTTAACTCATCTGCTGTTCCTGCGCCTACTGCAAAAGGATTCCAATTCTGAGGAATCTCTCCTGGCACAGCTACACTAGAAGATCTCACAACACCCCTTAAGTCTCTGACTACATTATTACTAGAGTCATACTCTGTTAGGTCTCCTGCAAGAAGAAGATTACCTAATGCAATTACAATCCCTGCATAGACCTTACTAACCGTAGTACTATTTACAAGATAGCTATCCCAATTAGGCAAGTCTGCAAAGGCTGGAATAGACGCTGAACCTTGAGTATCAGTAGAGTGTTGTGGAGTTCCATTTCCAGGATTTAAAACAATAGAATAACCACCATTAAAAAGAGTAGCTTGCCATTTATCAGAGATAGGATAACCTGTTCCTGTGTTTTGAGAGATATCAGTAGCCGTTACAATGTTATTACTATCAAGATATACTGCATAAATATGGTCTTCTTCGGATCCAATTGAGCCTTCTCTATTTACAACTATCCATATTGCTCTATTAGGATTAGGCCAATAATGAATCTTTTTAATATTAGTTAAACTAAGAGTATCAAAAAGTTCTATGTAACCTTTAACCTTTCGAATAGCTCCATTATCAAACCGAACATTTAGTACGTCTGAGAAAGCTCCAGGAGCTAATGCAATGCTTGGAGAGTCTGCTACAAAGCCATATTTATCAATGTCTTCAATGTTAATTACCTGAGATGGCATAGCTTAACTCCTTCAATAAAAATTTTTAAGCGCACTCTTTTTGGCCAGTGATCGGGTCAAAGAAGCAAGCTTGTAGCGTTCCTTCCGTTTCAACCACTTCCTCAATCGCGCTAAGTACCTTCGTTTCTTCTTCCACGGTTTCGTTAAGGATTCCGTATCTTTTGCCACTAAGTCTAAACGTTGTACATCCTTTCGCGTTGCCCTTCCAGGCATCAACATAGACCTGTTTGAACTCATCATATGTTACATCGTCTCCTACATTACACGTTTTTGAACAAGCTGAATCAATATAATTTTGGGCTAATAAGAGTACTTTAAGATGTTCTTGTACTGTTGTTTCATTAGCAGTTTCACCTTTAATGCCTTTTGAATAAGCATAGTCCTCAACTCTTTCTACTTTTGGTCCATCAAAAGTTTGAATAGTGCGATCGTAATAGTGACTAAATACAGGTTCAATTCCTCCTGATACGTTGTCTGCACATAAGCTAATAGTTCCTGTAGGTGCAATAGAAGTTAAATGGCTATTCCGAATACCATTCTTTTTAATAAGATCTAATACATCTTGACTAAGAGTGTTAATAAACTTTCCTTCTAAATATCTTTTATCGTAGAGAGGGAAAGTTCCTTTTTCTCCAGCAAGTTCTGCCGAAGTTCTGTAAGTTTCATCTCGGAGTGTTTGGAATACGGAAGCCATCCAAGTAAGGAAATCATCTGAAGCATATTGGTATCCCAATAGCTCGCCAGCATTTGCAAGTCCTGTAATTCCAAGTCCCATTCTTCGTTTGTTTTTTGCTTCATCTTCTTGTTCCTTTAATGGGTAGATAGTACGGTCAATAACATTGTCCATTGCTCTTACAACTTCTTTAATATCAGAGATAAACTGAGAATAATTAAATTTATCTTCTGTTATATATTTAGTAAGATTAAAACTACCTAGTAGACAAGCACCAAACGGAGGCAATGGTTGCTCTCCACAAGGATTTGTTGCTTCAATTGTTTCACAATACCAAAGATTATTATCTTCATTAATTCTATCTATAAACAAAACTCCAGGTTCAGCCCAATCCCAAGTGGACTCCATAATTTCATCCCAAAGCTCTTGTACTTCTTTATTAGATAAAGTTTTATAAACATGACCTTCAAATACTAAATCAAAAGTCTTGTTTGTATCTTCAAGACACTCCATAAAGGCATCAGTAATCCCTACACTAATATTAAAGCCTGTTAGTTTGTCGCTATTACGCTTTGCTCTAATAAAGTCAATAATGTCAGGATGATCAACTCTAAGAACACCCATCTGTGCGCCTCTACGATGTCCACTACTTGCAATTGTTTGACAAATAGAATCATAGATACCCATAAAAGAAACAGGACCAGAGGATTTACTATCAAGAGATCTAATTAAATCACCACGAGGTCTAATATTACTAAAGTCATAACCAATACCACCGCCTCGTCTCATTGTTTCAGCAGCTTCACAAGCTCGCTTCATAATACTATTCATAGAGTCTTCAATCCGACCACTAACAAAACAATTATAAGCGGTAGTTATTCGTGGACTTCCCATAGCGTTTTGAACACGACCAGCAGGAAGGAATCTCATATTACCTAAGATGTCTTCTAGTTTATACTGATGCTCAATGCCATCTCCTAATGCCCTTGCTATTCTTTTTATCTTACCATCAAAACTTTCATTCTTAAGACGGTATTTCATTTGATCGATTTCTTCTGAAATAGGCATCGATGGACCTTCATATGTCGTGTTTCTCATTATTAACCTCTATAATATATAGTGAACGTTTTTCCCCTTATAGGGCGTTTTATATACTACGCATACGATTAACAAGACGCTCTGCACGATTAGTTACTTGTCTATACCATTTACTATCAATCATTTCTTTAGCAGCCTTTGACCAATCACCGTCTTCAATGGCTGCTATAAATTTTTTAAAGCCTGACATTCTAGGTTTACCCATATTAAACATCATATTAGCGATTATTAGTTGTACTTCTTCAGGCAAATCATAGTAAGACGAGAAGAGAGCTTCGCAGTCCTTGAGCACAGAACTGGTGTCGCTAATAAAACATTCGTTGACTCTATCCTCTGTAACCTTCGTGCCGACTGGTTGACCATACTCAATGTCAGTATCAACAATAAGATGACCGATACCGAAAGTAGGGAACCCCAAATGATCACGATAGATTTCGTACTTAACTCCTTCGTCAATTTTTAATTCCTCTTTAAGTTTATCTATATTCATTTAGAAAGCCCCTTTGCCTTTTCATAGGTCCGAAGTGTGCCTAATCCAAGAAGTCCCCCTAATACAGTTAGTAGAGTAGACATTTCAAATTCGGGAAGAGCAGGTATTTCAATACCATATACGCTTACGCCAAATATAATTAATGGTTGTAATACAAAGTGATATGCAAATGCAACACCACATACCCAACCAATAAACGGTCTCCAGCCTCCTTTAAACAATGAGCCTGATGCCGCTTCTGCTTTATTAACTTCAATTTGAGCTAAAGCAATTTCATTAGCTTGTTTATCCGCTAGCGTTGCTAACTCATGAGCTAACAAAGCCTTCTGATCTTTATCTTCAATAAACTTATCTAGTAATCCTGTTACTGGACCTATTAATGCCTGTATCATGTTTGTTCCCCGTTTTGTAAACATTTAAATGCTTTAGGTATATAATCGTTTTGAATTGCTGTTATAGTTTTAGCCATTTCAACTACCCTTTCTTCACACTTTTTTAATGTTTCATAGGGTCCTCTTGTATCATAAGCATCTAAACAAATTGAAGTGTTTTGAATACAGATAAGTAGAATGGCTGTAAACATATTACGCTCCTTTTATTGCAAAGTAAATAAAGAAAGAAATTAAACTAAGTCCTCCGAGTATTGCTCCACTCCAAATCATTATTTCTATTCTTTCTTTATTTTTTCTAATAGCTTTTTTTCGAGCTTCTTCTTCCAGCTCTCTTATTTCTTGTAGTCGTTTTGCTCTTTCATTAACTATACCTTGCCAAGTACCATGTCCAAATCTTAAATCAATAAGCTGACTTATTTCATACATTTGTTCTTGCGCTAGTTTAGCATCAATAGCTTCTTTTGCTACAGATCCTATTGAAAGAATATTATTTTGTTTTTTAGATCGCTTTTGTTGTATTTGTTTTTCGCCCTCAAATAGATTATCAATGTAAGAGGCTATCTCACCGATATCATTAGCGGTTCCAATTGCTGATTTAATGCCCTCAACAGCACTTTTCACCAAGGCTATTCCAGCCATGGTTTCAGCTATCATTTATTTCTCCATAAGTCTGTGAAGTAAATCTTCTAATCTAGCAAATCTATCTTCCATACGTCCCATCATCGCTGATATTTCGTCTTTATGAATAAATGTTTCTCTAGTAGAATTAAGACGATCTTCAAGACGATTAATTCTATTATTAATTTGATTAATATACCAACCGCCTCCTGCGATTATAACAAATGTAAGAATATCTAAAAGGCTACTCATTTCCATTATTGTATCTCCAAAGGCCAGTTAGCAATAGGTGCATTGCCAGTTGGTAAACCATCAACTAAAGGCGCATCAAACAAAGCTATAAATGCTGCATGATCTGCTGCTGCATCTATTGCCGCTTCAATAGTATTACTAGCAGTTCTTACGCTTGCCCTATAATCAAGTATTGCTTGATCAACAGAGTAAGAGTTAACTTCACTAGCTTTAATAATCATCCAATCAGTTGGGGCAAGCAATCCACTAGCTTGTTGTTTAATAATGCTTTTCCAAACTGATTTAAGACCTAAAGTTACTACCTGATTTCCTCTTTCGTCTAGAATAGGATTATTATCCTCGTCTACTGCATTAACATTTTCTAATGCTTTAGGGGTACTTGCATCCCACCAGAAGCGATTGTCAAAGGAAGGTGCAGGATCAACCCACACCATCCCTTTACTAATTTTCTCAGCATCACTCCACCGCCCCCACGAGGTTGGGTGGGTAATACCGTCAGAGTCTTTCCAACTCCTTCCTTCTCTTATTTGTTTTCCGTTATATATCCACATTGTATTACCTCGCGTTTGCGTATTTGAATGGTTGTTCGGCTATGGCTAAGTAAATGTAAGTCACACCACTAGTGTTAAGATTCCAATCATTCTTCCTTGCCTTAAACCCATTAGACAAAAAGTCTATTTGGTCGCCTGTGTTTCCTTCAGCCGATGAT